GGGTCAAATGAGCAAATTGCAAATTTAATTATTATAACAAAAGATCGTTTAAATCCTTATAATCTTGAAAAACATAAAGAATTACTAATTAAAGAATTAAAAGAACGAGATTATTCGGATGATGTAATCAATGAATGGTTATCATATCTTGACGAGTAAATAATTTAAAAGAGAATACTAATTAGTATTCTTAAGGGTAGATTGGATATGTATTAATTTGTTAAAGTATTCCTTAAGGGATTTAAAATCTTTAAGAGTTTTAAAAAGTAAAATTTATTTCCTCAAATTTTTACAATCTGAAAATGTATAAAATTTCCACACCTTCCCAAGATAATCAATTTCAACAAATATTTATGGATCCCGGGTACAAACAACTAAAAATATCTTTTTGTAGGAAAATTTTGACAGATTTAAAATTTAGAAACAGTCCTAACTGTGCAAGATTATTGATAAACGAGATTGAAAGTTTGGTTCGCAAACGATTGTCCGACACAGAAATATATAGGGAAATCCGCAATTATGTCCATAATAAACTTTATATTTCCGAAGAATATAAAAGACAGATCGGCAATCATAATGGGTGGAGTCGTTCAAGAAATCGTCAAGAACAAATTGAAAATATGCTCAAACTTTATCTTACAAAACGTAAAATAGATACATATTTAGATATCGGGTGCAATGAAGGAAGTATCACTTCAGCTGTTGCAGAAATTTTGGATGCAAGTTGTGTTTATGGCTGTGATATCTTTAAACCTGTAAAGGTGGATAACTCGTTTAATTTTGTTTTATTAGATCTTAATAGTTATTACCTTCCATTTGAAAACGATAGTCAAGATGTAGTAACAGCTTTTATGTCTCTTCATCATATTAAAGAAGTAGAAACTACTTTAAAAGAGGTAGGTAGGATTCTAAAACCTAACGGAATATTTATCATCCGTGAACACGACTGTCAACCCAAAGAATTATCTGTTTTATTAGATTTAATGCATGGTTTTTATTCGCAGGTGTGGGAAGATGAAAAAGAAATGGAAAATTTTAAAGAACATTATGCTTGTTACAGAACAAAAAATGAATTAACCGAGATCATCGAAAAGTCTGGATCGTTGAAAACTATTTATACAAGTGATGTTATTGGTGTTTGTAGATATTTTTACAAGATTTTTACAAAAAACTGTTCATATGATGAAAACCTTCAATATTTTGAGCATTAATTAATGCTCAAACATACGATCCAACACTTTCATACAATTTTTGGTCGCTGAACATTATTTTATCATCGGTTTCTAAAATAGGGCCATTTTTCGGATTGCACCGATTCTTTCCTTAAATATATACCTTAAAGTAAGTCTGCTCCGCTACCCTTAATGGACACCTATAGGTGTACATAGTTTTTTAAATATTTAGTTTTTTCTTACTCGTCTTCCTCTCCAGATCTCCACTTCGGAATTTTTTCAAGTAATTGTTCGAGACCGTCGTCGTCAATCAACTCTCCGATCATTTTGATCAATTTGGTTATTTTTTTGGTCCGAAAACTACTAATACTCCCGTCATCTTCTTGACAAGCTTGTTCAAAAATTCTAATTGAATCAAATTTGGCCGACAAACTTTCAAAATCCTCTTGTGGAACCTTTTGAGATTCTCCCTCGTCCATTTCCTCGTCCATTTCCTCGTCCATTTCCTCGTCCATTTCCTCGACATCCCTCGAAATTGTCTGTTTGGGTTTTCCCAAAGCTTCATAGTAAGCTTTTTCATTAAACGGAAGCCAATGTTCATCGAATTCATTAATATACTCCCAAAGTTCAACTGTTGGCTCTACATCCCCTGGAAATTTTTCACCGTTGGAGACGAATTCCAGGTAAAAATCAGAAAGTGTAGAATCTTGAGGCACTTTTCCTTTTGCCTTCAAAAGATCAAGGGCAATCTTGCGAGTTCGAGGAAAAAACATAACACGATTAAGCTTATTTGGTTTTGGTACTGTGACATTTCCGGACTTCCACCCCTTGATGAAGTTTGACGGAACAGGTGGATGTCCATCTTCATCATAATCTTTTGCTGTATTATAACCGGGAAGATCGTTGTCGAGAATTTTGTTGATTTCAGGTTTAAGAATTAAGTATTTATTCGCGAGATCGTAAAGATTTTGAACATCTGGAATAAATTGTTTGTGATTTGGGCGGGAGTATTGTTTTATCTTTGAGCTGGTAGATGTCGAGACGCTCGAAACGTTGTCATTACTGTTAATTGTGATACGAGAACTCTCATCGACACGTTGATCAACCCCCCGAGGGGATCGGCTCATAGTAATCCGGCGCGCCATGGCTTTCTTTAGGTTAAAAGTAAATCAGTTTTCAGATGAAAAAGAGCTTTCTATGTAATGTCGGGGCAACTTTCGGGTAGAGTATAGTGTGGGAATATTACTTGAGTAGCCTACCCAACCCGTCCAAAACTGGGTAGTTCCACCTAGAAAACTATTTAGTTGAATAGATTTATCGACGAATAGTGTCTTTTAGGTAGACAGTCTCCAAATAAATTCATCAACCTTAAAATTTTAAGGTTAAAAATAAAATGGCTAAATTATTGTTGATCGGAGATTGTCATATTCAACCAAAAACTATTATTGATTTAACATTTGCATTTGAACAAATATATAAAATTATTCAAGAACATGAAATTCAACACATAGTTTTGTGTGGAGATGAACTAGATCTCCATTCGACAGTGAAAGAATCATCTTTTAATTTTCTAATTGAAATTTTAGAAAAAATTCTCTCCTTTAATTCAACAAAAGTTTATCTTCTTGTTGGAAATCACGATTTTAAGAACAATAATGTTTTTTGTTCAAACGATCACTTTCTTAATCCGTTTAAAAAATGGAAAAATGTTCAAGTAATCGATGTTCCAACGATTATTAATATTAATAACAATAAAATAGCTTGCTTCCCATTTATTCCGGAAGGACGTTTTCATGAAGCAAGAATTAAATATTTAGGAGAAGATATTAATTATAATCTCTGTTTAGGACACCAAGGATTTACCGGAGCTACTCTAGATAATGGTATGGCATTTACAGGTACTGATAAATGGCTAAAAAAATACCCAATGATGATTACCGGACATTTTCATTCTCCACATCAGCCGCAAGAAAATTTAATTTATGTTGGATCGTTGATACCTTTGAAACATGGAGAAGACGATCCTAAACGAATTCTCATCGTGACCCTAAACAGTGATAAAGCTTTAGAAATCGGGGAGATAGAAATGGAATCGGGAGGAAAATATGTAACTATTCTGATAGATATACAAGATCCCCCGAACAAAATTGAAAAGTCTGAAAAACTTCGTTATATTTTATCGGGAGGAACGATGGCGGAACTAACCGCATTCCATTCCTCACATCGTAAAAAACTTGGCACAAAGGTTAAATTTAATCCGGAAGAGAAAGATGTTTCACTACCAGCTAGGGAAAACATTGACGTTCTTAAAGAATTTCGTAAAGTTGCTGGAAATTCCTTCGATGATTATTTTTCGGATCGGGATATTGATAATATTGGAATAAAATTAAAAACTCCAAAGGGAAAGTTGACCCTTTCAATTAAACATTTTTTAATTTTCGATGATTATGAGGTCGATATCGATAAAGGACTTACGGTTATCGAAGGTGATAACGGAACCGGAAAGTCGACACTGTTGCGTTGTATCTTTTGGTTATTATATGGTGGAAATGTTCTTGATAAACAAAAAACAGAAGTTTCTTTATCGAATGAAAATAAATGGCAAATTATGCGAGCATCGCATCCAAAAAGATTAATAACAAAGATAAAAGAAAAATCATATAACGATGATGTAGCTCAAGAAGTTATCAATCGAACATTTGGTAAGAAGGATTTTTTTGAAACTTGTTTTTTCCTTAATCAAGGTTCACGATGCAGTTTTTTCACGTCAACAGATAGAGAAAAGAAAGAAATGTTAAATTTGTTTTTTGAAGATCTATCAGACTTACAACCCGTCGGGGATAGATTATTGAATGAAGAAACTATTATCAAAAAAGAAAGTCATAAAGCCATTATAGCATTTGATGATTTTTGTGAAACTGTATCAGACCTTGATTTGAAGACAGAACCATTAAAACCATCAATGGATGACGTAGAAGTTCTCGCCGAACCAGTTTATTCGGAACCTATACTTCCAACATATGATGATATTCGGAATCTGGATTCTCCTATTATAGAAGTTTTAGATCTGTCCCATATCAAGGAAATCGAGTTACCCGAACCAATTTTTGAACCTTTACATAAACTAAATCTTGACGATTTGCCTGAAATTGAAGTTTTAAAACTTCCAAAATTAAGAAAACCAAATCCCCCAGACCAAGATATTCAGAAAAAAATTGACAAATGTAATGAAGAATTGGAGGAATTAAAAGAAAGTGAGATTAAACTAAGAATTTTTGAAGGAAAAATTCATGAACAACAAAAAATAAGAGAACATCTCGCGGAATTAGAAAAAAATATTCCTCGCGAAGATACAGTTAAACATGCTAAAAAGAAATTAGCATTAGTGACAAGTATAAACGACAATCCGGAAGATCCCGTTGAGATAACAGAAGATTTTATTGAGAAAAATGATATCGTTTCGAAAAAATGGAAACTTTCACAAAAATATGAGAAAACTTATGGAAAAATTCCAACTCGCGAACGTTTGTCGGAAATCGATATCTCGATGAAATGGAGTGATAGTCATGAAACTACATGTCCAAAATGTTTGGAAAAACTTTTGGTACATACAAATCGCGATAAGTCCGTTGTTCTTGAATTAATTCCCGAAACTTTTATAAAGGAGAAATTTGAAGATCTTGAAGTTGAAAGAGAATTATTATTAAAAGCTAACTTTATCATCGAACCCCCAGAATTTACAAGTGACCAATTAAGGTTACAACAACAAAAATTTAACGATCAAAAAAAATTATCATTATTTTCCGATATTGATCATGAAAAAATTTTAAAAGAATATAATGAATTAGCTGTTCTTCGTCAAACTGAGCGTAATCGAATTAACAAAATTCAAACACCTCAATTATCAAAGAAAAACATCGAAGAAAGATCCCGCATCTGCCATGAAAAACTCGAAGAGTGTCAGAAGGATAAATTATTACTTTCAGATTATGATAATTTATTGAATTTTTACGAAGAACAACGGAAAGATCAAGAAAATATTCGAAAAGAACATCAAAAGAAGATCGAAGAGCGTATCTCCGAGAGAAAAGAAAGAATGGAAAATTATCAGAAACAGAAGGAAAATTATGAAAATGAAAAAACAAGAGTTCTGGAAGAATATCAGAGAAAAAAAGCTGAGTTAAAACTGATGTGGGAACGGGAAAGAGATAATTTGACAAAAGATTATGAAGCTAGACGTGAAAGAATTCTCAATGAACATAAAAAAGAAAGTGAATTTCGACTTCGAGAAAAGACAAGACGACAAATGGAATATGAAAAAAGCGTCTCGGATGTGTTACAACAAAAGAAAAAATTCGAGGAGGAACAAAAACGAAGGGAAATCGAAAGAAAACGCAGCATAACAGTTTGGCAGAAAGAAAGCGAAAGACATCTCAAATTGAAAGATAAAGAGGAAAAACTATTACAAGAAAAAAATAAATCTATTAAACTTCTAACAGAGATTCAAAATAAGTTAAATATATATAAACAAATTCACGGACAAATTTTAGAACGTAAATTAAGCCTTTGGAACGAATACTTCACAGAAATTTTGAAACATTTTTTCGAAAATTCTTCGTGTAAAATAAGCCCTTTCCGAGAGAATAAAACTGGAAATATAGAAAAAATCACCATCGAAGTTGAAATAAAGGGTGTGAAGTACACAGACTTATCAAAATTATCGTGGGGTACATATAATTTAGTTAGTTTGAGCTTTCAATTGGCAATGATCATACTAGTTCCAAATAGATTTAAAATAGTTCTTCTAGATGAACCATTATCTAATCTTGATGAAAAACGAAAAGAAAAAGCTTCAGATATTCTTCAAGAATATCTAGATGATAGTTTTGTGTTTGTAGCAAATCACGATCACGGAATCTTTGGAGATTGTCCTCTAATCGAGTTCGAAACCTAAAGGGTAGAGTATCTTCTTTTAAAATCTTAGATAAACGATTTAATACATGATCCGAATTTTTGCCGAAAATGGAAAATCTAACCGGTGACAAAATCATACCTATCGCAACTATCGCGATAGGTATCATATCAAGCCCTCTACTATTATTCGCTGTATATCAAAGCGTTTATTATATTTTTAATATTTTTCTTCTCGGTCTTGGTATTATTGCCACAATTGCAGTCGCAAATGGTATTATCAAAAGTAAATACTTTCCAAACGCCGAATTTTCAGATTTAAAAAATAAAATAGATACTCAATATAGTATTGTAAAAACTAGATTACTTACATATCTACGTCAAATTGGAAATCGTGAACAATAATTATTGTTCAAAATATTTTTTTACCTTCTATAAACGAAAAATGATTCTCGTAAATAACATTGCGAATATTTCAGATATTCTGACGGTTCTCCCAGAATATGAAACACTTATTATCAGTTTAAAATCTCTTGAACAATAATTCATTTTAATTTTGTGTTCGTTCTATCTTACCAGTTCTAATATCTTTCCTTCACTATATTCATTGATACTTACTGCTCTAGAACTATAATATTTTTCTCTCGTAACATAAATTTTCACACTTGTTGGAAATCTTTCATCAAAATTAAAACAACCGGGGTCACCGATGATAATCAATTTTTTAATATTTGGAAAAGTATGTAAATCGATATGATTTAAAACAAAATTATTATTATTTAAAAATGAGATAACGACTTCTGCTTCAAAATATACTTGCCTATTAATATAATCTGGCATTAATTCTATTCCGATGATAGTTTCATTTCTATACTTTCCCCAATTTTTTTGTCCTTTGATCCAAATATTCGTCGCAGATCTTGGAAAATAATAATCTGTCATTTTATATTAAGATATTCAATATTTTTTCTAAAACAAGATAAGTTTTCTTTATGGAATAAGTAGTCAAAGAAAACCGGTCTAAAGAGAGACTGAACGAAAAACTTTTAAAAGAATGGCTTCCCAAGACGCATATCTCAAATCAAAACCCCTTGAAAAGGTAGTGCGTTTACGTCCACGTTTTTTTAATCTGAAAAGACGAGAGTATTTTATTACTCGAAGCGATGTTCCTTGGAATGGTCTTTTGCTTATGATGCGATCTTTAGAATGGGATCTTAACGATCCTATCATCTCTTATGATAATTTCTATGTAGACGAAATCAGTTGTCCGGGATTGTGGAATGTTGAAGAGGATGAATTAGGAGATAAAACTCAGGATTTTAAACTGGTATGGTCCATGCCATACACATATGAAGATAATTATGATGATTTAGAAAATTTTGTTATAAAAACATGGGAAGAGTTTGCCGGATTGGATGAGGAGGAAGATAGCGAAAAAGAAGAAAAGAAAGAAGAAAAGAAAGAAATTGTTAAAGAAAAAGAAGTTAAAAAGGAAGGCGAGAAAAAAGAGAAGAAAGATGAGAAAAAAGAGAAGAAAGATGAGAAAAAAGAAGGGGAAGAAAAGAAGGAACGATCACATAGGTCCAGCGAAAAAGCCGAAGGACATCGCAGTTCAAAAACTAGTTCATCCTCTAGTTCCAAAGTAAAAGAAGTTAAATAAATAGTTTTACGAAGTATTCTTCGTAAATTACTGGCGGTCGCAAATGTATTTATCTTCATCCTCCAACCTTTCAAATACAGATTTCCAATCACATTCTTCTTGTATTTCCCCCATCATTTCTTTATATATTTTCACGTTCTCATCCCAAGTCTTAATAAACCAACGTTTTTTATCTTTATCAATCAATTGAACAATATATGGCTGACTTGCTCTCAACGCGCGACCCAATGTTTGGATCATTTTATATGTAGAAATTAAAATAATCATCAGATCGATTCTTTTTCCATCCCATCCTTTGATCATTTTTTCATCAAACCCAATACCACATTTCTTTATTCCCATAACTAGTACTCGTGCATTTTCCGCGTTTTTTAATTTACCATACAATCCGGATACATCAACTCCTTTCTCATCCAATTCATTTTGTATATATTCTAATTGTGCAACTCTATCTCCAACAACTGCTATCTTAAAAGATGTTTTATGTACAAGTTTTCTAACTAATAATATAGCTTTATCATTCCTTTCTTGAAATGCTGCAATTCTACTTTCAAGATTAACGCGAGTATCGCCGCTTTTTTGAGCTTTCCGTAAATCCTGTTGTCTTTCATACCAAGTTTTCTTTTTCTTTGGTTTTACGTTTTTATCCACAACTTCTTCCTTTTCATCAGGCTCTTTGTCGTCCTCTTTCTTCCCATTAGACTCATTCTTTTCATTAGACTTTTCTTCATCCTCATCATCTTTATCCGCGACGTCTTTATCGCTATAACCTGTTATAAGTGGAAATACCTTGAAAGGTTTTTCTGATTTTCTCCAAAATTGATTCTTTTCACCTCCAACCAATGATACTATTATTTTTTCCATTCCATCATCTCTCTCTGGAGTGGCCGTTAACACTATTATATACCGAGGTTGAATTTCTAACAATTTTTCCAGATGATTTTCAGTACATAACAGATGTCCTTCATCCAAAATTAAAACATCTACTTTTTTATCATGTAAATATTTTAAAGTAGATGTCATTCCAATTAAGAAGTTAGCTTTTTCCTGTTCTTTTTTCCAATCATTGATTTTTGTTGGTTTTTTAATGATGTGAATATTTCCATCTGAAAATTCTTTAGCACTTTCTTCCCATTGATTCGGTAAAATTTTTAAGGAAAATGTTATAACAGCGTTACCACCAATTTCCCCGATTAAACTACAAGCAGTTTCTATAGCTAAAATAGTTTTTCCAAAACTACATGGGAGATAATACGCAACCGATCCATATTTTAATAATCTGGGAAATGCCTCAGTTTTTAACTCTACCTGATTCTGTCGTAACTGACCACAAAATTTAAATTTTTTATAATCTTTTATCTCATTATTTTCCCAAGGTTTTACTTTGAGTAATTTTTTACCAAGTTGATACGGTATATTGAGAGTTTGATCGTCAAAAGTTTTCCAACCATGAATGACTAAATCCTTACCAAATCCATCGACATATTTAAATGTAAGTAGTTCTTCCAATTCTTTTAAAGTTTTCTTATCATAATCGGATAGTTTAACAGATACTGACATTTTCTATCAAATTTAAGTAAAAATCTAATTCCAAAAGACACTCTATCTCTAGTAAGTGTGCCTATGTAACGGATATCCAAAATAATTTTTTAAATATATAAAACTTCAACGATATAAATTGACAAAATGGATTTTGAAGACGAAGATGCTGATATCGTCACAACGTCAGGGCGAAAATCCGTTCGAAAATTGCCAAATTTTGATATCTATCCTCTCTCAGAAGCGATAAAAGATGAGGCTAAAATAGTAGCCAGTAGTTTAAAACTTTATTCACATAAAGGAGTTAAAGAAAAACAGATTATCTATGCTTGTTGCTATGTTGCCGGAATCCGTATCGGTCAACCCTATTTGCCGGCCATTTTGAAGAAAATAATAGGTTTGGAATCAAGGCAGTTTGCCGGTGCTATCAGTTATGTACATCAAGCAAAATCAAAAGGAATATGTCCAAACATTACTATTATAACTCCTTTAATGATCGTAAATAGCTATATTAAGGAAAAGGATGTAAAAATATCATATGAAAATTGCAAAAAAATCTGGGATCAGATCGAAGATGATGAGTGGATTAAATCAACAAAAGAAAATATTATCGCTTGTTATATTCTTCTTCAATTAAAATCGGTTCAAAAACCAGATGTCTTCTCATACTTTGGAGTTACAGAAAATCAAATAAAACATTTAAAATAAAGAGTTAAAATTCGCATTTTGATTGACTAGCCAGAACCAGTTTGACGTTGCTATCAATTCGGTAATATTCATAAATTCTGGAACAATTTTCACATAGAGGCACAACATACTGAACTTTGTTCGTTTCTGTCATAACTCTTCGAGCACACATTGCAAAATTTAAACATTTAAAATTTGAACATTCATATTCTGTATTTTTATCATAACCAAGATTATTACTATAATGAGTGATAAGAGGACCGCATTTTCTACAGTTTAATTTTTTTCGAGATGTATTTATATTTTTAACAAGTATGTAATCCATTATGACGAAGATATCGGGTATTCTACCCCGGAAAACTTTTTCGCTATACTCAATGCAAAATCTTACCCACTTTAAATGGAGTACCCTATTCTTAATGTAACTAAGCAAAAATGGTCGAAAGACAGATATAAGGCTGGTTCTTGTAGGTTGGAAATCCTTCTTAAAATTAACGATTGGTCTCCTGATGATGTTATTTTGGGAGTTAAAGATAACGGTTTTGAATACTTTCTTATTAATGTTCCTGAATGTTACTACGTGTATTTCCGCGGGCAGGATACCGAGCTCTTAACCGCCCAGGTTGCTTTTAATATTCGAGGAGAAAGAATTCCCGGATCTAAGAACATTCCGTCCTGTATTATTTACGATCTTATTTCTGATAATGTTGTTAGAATGGTCTTGCCACCAGATTTTTACTTAGTTTTTAGGTTAATTTAGAAGATCAATCGATCTTCTTAATCTTTATTGAAAATTAAAAGGTTTTCTACTACCTTCCCAAATTTCAAAAGTCTCGCCGATTAATTCTTTATCTTGTTTATATTTTAACTTAATATCCTTAGAATCTAATAGTTTCCAAATATTTTCGGTCATTTTGTAAAACTCTGATTTTTTACCATAAAACATTGGTGGAACAACATTAAAAATTTCAAAATCGTATTTCTCGGTAAACCAAGCTCTCGGAGATGGTATATAAACATTATCCCCAAAATCAATCCATTCGTGAGAACAATAAATTGAATAACCATTTTCTTTATAAACAGACATATGACATGTGCTATTGATGTCAATATCTTCTATTTCTTTTAGATATTGACAACATAAACTTCGAATTGTATCTCCATGGTAATATTCATGCACGTTTTCATTGGTTACCGTGATATCGCTTTTATGTTTAACATAAGATTCCTTTGGCAATTTAACATATAATAGATGTTCGATTTTATAAAGTTTATTAATTTTATCAACTATTTGTAAAAAGTGGGTGCTATTGAATTTTTGCCAATCCATTTCTCAAAGTTTCGATGTTTTCTCAAAGTTTCGATGTTTTCTCAAAGTTTCGATGTTTTCTCAAAGTTTCGATGTTTTCTCAAAGTTTCGATGTTTTCT